TGATGCATTTCCTAAATCTCTTAAATTACTTGTTCCAGGAAATATGCCTTCAAATCCATTTACATTATCAACAATGCTGTCAACATGGTCTAACACTTCCCCTAATGTAAACGTAGTAACATTTTCATTTTGCGGATTTTTTTCAAAGTTTATTGGAAATTCATAATATCCAACACCTTCTCTTTTAGGTGAACTAGATGTTGTTTTTAAAACTAGTTTGTCATCTGCTGTTAGTTCTTTATCAAATGTTACATAAGCATACCCGTTGACTCTGTTTATTGTGTAGTCAATCCCATCTCGTTTACGATTACTATTCACATAAACTTTTATGTCTAAATCATTTAAGTCTCCGCTGTTAGTATAAACGTCGACAATAAAGTTATTTGTCCTTGCGGTAACTGTTGTTTGTTTAACAACAGGCTGTACTGATTTTGTTGGTGCTTTTGTCCAACCAGAAACATTTGTAAACGTTGTTCTATCAGTATACTTTCTTAATAATGCAGTGTCTGTGCTAACAGTGAATACATCTGCAATTTCGTCATATTGATAAGTATCTGCTAATAAATTAAAATCAAAAACAATATCACCACTATTTTCGATAGTTCTATAACTTAATGGAAATCCTAATTCTGTATCATTAGCACCTGTGCCAACTTTATAACTAAAAATTTTATTTCCTGCAAACGTGCTTGACTCTAATGTATTAATCTGTGCTCCTGCATCGTTATACATATCAAATAATGGTTGTTGATTTACTTTAGTCTTATCTTGTGTTTGCTTCCATGTAGTTCCATTATAATAGAAAATTTTTCCTTTAAAATTACTACCTGCTTTAACTAATACTGTTTCATCAATTAACGGAATTGTATCTGTAGTTTCTTTTAAGGCAAGCTGTAAATTTCCGTTTTGATTTATAAAATTAACCTCGTATATTTTTCCTGCAACAAAACTGTCTGGGTCTGCTGTGAATAACACACGCATGCCTGTAACTAATTCTACTCCATCTACAAAGTAACCAACTTGTCCTTCAATATTAGAGAACACATCTGTTGTAACTGTATCAACTAGGTCTACTGATGTCTTTGATTGTGTTCCAAAATTGTAAAGTTTTAATCCTGCGTCAAACTCGATAATGGGCCTTGTTGCTCTATATGTTTGGTCTAAAACTGCTGACATATTATTAATTTCAGCAATATTTTCTATTACACTTTTATGTGTCCATTTATTATATCTTGCCCATTGATTTCCATCCTTGGATGCTCTATTAATTACAATATAGTCTTTTAGAGAAGCATAAGAAGTAGCATCGCCAAATGGCAGTGACGCAAATCCTTGTGCGTCAAACTCAGTAGATATATCTGACAAATAATCAGCAGTAATAACTAAGTCTTCTTCAGAAATTAATTTAATTGAATCTCCGACACCTTCGACATACCAATTACCTTCTCCGTATTTGGCTGGTGTAATTTCTCCGTAAAATTTTATCTTCATGCCATTAGTTAAACTATAACCATTTTGCATAGTGTAAGTTTTTTTACCAATTATATCTGATCCTACATCAAGTTGTGTATTATCTCTAATATCTTTGATAACAATAAGTCCTGTAGTTTCAATATCGTTATCGTTTGTGTAGTAAAGAAGATCAGGAGCTTCAAGATCTATTTCCCAAGTTATAGACCCTTGTTCAACTTTCTGTTGGCTTACTCCTTCATTATAAAGGTTTGTATCATCTTCAATACTAGTATTTGTTCTAATACTAAAGGGCATATCAACTGTGTCAATATCAAAGTTATATGTTTGTCCTCTATATAATGTTAATGTTGGATTACTTACTTTGTTCTCTTCGCTGAAAATATAAGAATTATTATCTACGTTGTCCTGCATCTTTACTGCAAAAGTACTTGTAATATTCCTTGCAGTGCCATATACTGGAATTTCATCTGGTCCTGCTGGAAGCCAATAATATTCTCTAAAGTTTACAAACTTGTCCCAATTGATGTGAGGATCCCAAGCGTAATATTCTTGCGAACTATATTTGCTGTGATCTGCATTATCAGCATTTCTAATTTTACTAGAGTTTACATAATCTCTATAATCTCTGTAAAATTTAATATTATCCAAACCGTCTGTGATTGTAGTAACAGGTTCTAGCTGATAATTTTCTCTAGTTTTTGTTATATCTGAAACATAGTTATCAGATGCTTTGAATGCTTTGGCATCTCTACGACCAATGAATCCATCAACCTTTTCTACAACACCCGGTTGCATTAATTGGTCTAATGTACTACTTAGGAATTTTTTATTTGCTGTGCTTCTAAAATACCTCGGTAGTAGGTCTGATGTTTTTCTTTTGCTATTTCCATTTGTTGGAATTGGGCTTTCATCTTGTGCCATTAGTATCCATAGCCTCCACCGCCGCCGCCGGAGCTACCTCCGCCGCCACTTGATCCGCCACCGCCCGAGCTACTTGAGCTACTTGAGCTACTTGAACTACTTGAGCTTGACGTATTAGTTGTTGTGCTACTAGTACTTGTACTTGTAGTTGTTAATGCTTGACTTTTTATACCTGTATTAGTTGTGCCTGTTGATGTAATAACATTTCCTGAGGCTTGTATTCTTGATGCTGTTACAGAGTCAATAATTTCTACATCATCAACTGTTGCATCGTTTATAAAGATTTCATTATTTTCGGCTTTAACTTCATACAAGCTACCAAAGCCCTGTGTAGCTTGTTTTGGTACAAGTAAAATATTAACTGCATCTGGAGAAATACTATTCATAATAAAAGTTGCTAATTCAGTAAAGTGGAAACTATCACCAAAGTTCCAATTAGCTAAACCAAAGAATCTATTTACTGCACTGATTACATTAGTTTTTAACTCATTACCGTTAACTACTTCTCCTGAATTAGGAACAATTTTAAAAGTTGCTTGTAGATTATCTTGTGCATGTACACCAAACAACGGCTTATAAGTTACAGGATGATAAATTACTTCATCACTAATAGATTTATATTCATTTATTTGTCCGCCATAGTTCTGAAATAATTCATCTGAGCTAGGAGGTAATGGCATTGTACCTATTACACCTTTAAGATAGTTTCTAAAGTTTACATCGTAAGATCTAGTTAACATATAGATATCAATAATATTACTTGCACTAGGATCGATCCTGTTGCTTTGATCTGCACTATGTACATACTGAAATTTTAAATCTGAGCGTCCTACATGTGCTTTATAATCTGCAGACACAGTAAGTAAATTATTATTCAATATTTTAAAATTATCATTATCTGTTACATAAAAAATTTGTCCGTCGCTATATTGACTATATGCACCTATCTCTATTTCTGTCTTAACTACATTAATAGAACTTCCTTGATCATAAAAATTATATTTGCTAAATCCTTGATCTGATGATTCTTTCTTTAAGAAAATATATTTTGTATCTGGATTTGTTTGTGGTGCTACAACATTTATAAAAATATCTGGATCGTCTACACTACCATCGTCATTCAAATCAAAAAAGCTAACTTCTACTTTTTTACTATTAACATATCCGTCTGCATTCCTAAATTCTTTAACAATCTCCCAATTGATATCATTGTTAAATGCATCAAGGGAATCAGGCTTAGTATTAAAATTCATTATTGCTACTTTATCTTTTACTAACTGTCCTGTTTGTGAATCGTAAATTTTTGACTGTCCGTCAAAGTAAAAACTCAACTCTTTATCACTTTCAAATATATAACGTAATCCTCTATTAGTAACAGTATATTTTTCGCCATTTGTTTCAAACAATATTAACCAACTAGAGTCAAGTTGATTATTTGTAACGTCACCTGTTTTACCATTACTAAAAACATCTACTGTATTAAGGTTTTCGTTAATAATTACTCGCCAATTTCTGTTAACCTGATCATATCTTAAAGCAAAAGTTTTATATGCAAATACTTGGTCAATAATTTGTGCCCTTACATCAGTTGAAATGTCTTTTACTATTTTAGGTTTGACTTCTTCTAAAACACTATTTTCAGGTAAAATATCATTGAACACAAGTGGACCTTCTCCAGTTACGCTATCTAAAGTTGTTCCTGCTCCTTTTGCACTTATAACTTTGACCCATTTATAACTACTAGCACCTTTTGCTTTGCCATCACTAGTTAATAATCCTTTGCCAATAAAAAAGAAGCCTGCGGGCGGTTTAAATTTTAATAAAGCACCTGCCTCTACATACTTTAATGAACCTCCTGTAAAAGTACCTACTTGAAACGGAACATCATTTAAATTCTGTAATAGTCCTGTAGAACTATTTGTTGTTTTTGTAGACTGTTTAAATCGTGCATTTAGGTCACTAACAATAATTTTAGCATAATTTCCAAAGTAGTAATTGCTTATTGCTCTGCTTTTAATTATAGGTAAAATTGTATTTTCTATATTCCCTTCAATGTCAGTTTGTGTTGCAAACGTAAATGAAGTTTTATTTTCATACTGCTCTTGATACAGTACGCCATCTGATCCATATAAATTTGTACTAGAGTATTTTCCAGTAACATCTTTTAAATCAAAGTATCTGCTAATACCACTTGTTGTCCTATTAGTAGATTTAACTTTTACAATCTCTTGATTTGTTGTAAGAGGAACAATATTATAATCTTCGCCGGTGACCATTCTATTTTGTGTATAGTATGTTTGCGGAGCATTTGATCTAATACTAGCTGTAGATTCGCTTGTAGTTGCATTGTTAACTGCTTCTTTAAGTTCAAGTCCTAGAGTAAGTGTTTCGGTTGTTCCTGCTTTGCTTACGTATGGTAAACTTACTGTTATATTTGTAAGTTCAGCAGGTGCTATATTAAGTGTTTTATTTGCACTTGTTCTATAATAAATCCTAAATGAACCAGTAGGTAAATTTCCAAATGTTCCGTCAGCAAAAACTAAACTAATTTCATCATTGCCTCTAGTTTGCACTACATAATAATCTTTAATCTTTTTAATTAAACTGTTGTAAATTGCGTTGTTACCTTCAGTTGAATTTACTTGTGTCCAAATTTTATCTGCAAAACCTTGTGTGTCTAACCCGTACAACCAAACATCTGTATCGTTAATATTTTGTGCCTCAATAGCAATCTTTTGATTAGCTGATGGACTTGCAACATTAAATTCATTAGATTGCATTTTTCCTTGTCTAAAATGTAAAAAATATCCGGAGTTAGAACTGTTAGCGCCACGCCCGTCTTCTCTATACAAAAATGCTAAACTAGTTCCTGGAACAGGATTTTCTTCAATAATATTATTCAACTCTGTATCAATACCTGTTGATACAACTTCAAACTGCGTAGGTGAGCCGTTCACTGCTTTTGTGAATCCAAATATAGGAACATCATCTTGTCCGCCATTAACTCTATATTGCTGTGTTAGGACACCATTTATAACTTTACTTTGTGCAGGCTTACCAATTGTTCCGTTTTGCGGAAGTGCTGAATTAAGCACACGTCTAAATTGTTCTGCCCAATTTGAGTTACTAGGATCGTTCCATATAATTGTTTGTTCAGCTAAATTACTGCCGTTGCTATCTACGAGACTTTCAGTTGTGCTAACTGTTTCAAATTTTAATAGACCGTTTGCCGCCTGGTTACGTCTTGGATTGTATGAAAGCATACGTGCTAAACGTAGAACTGATTCTCTACGTTCTGCTAATTCTAAAAAGTTTTCTCTTGCGTTTAGATCAACTCTATAACTTATATTTTGTCCTAAAAACGCAATCATATCGATTAATGCAAGATACTCTGATGTATCAATATAATCGTTAAAATCTTCTGGGTAGTTTTGCCTTAGATAGGTGATCATTGCACGTCTTAACGTGTCAAAATCATAGCTACGAAATTCTGCATTCCGATAGCTTTGGTATACTTTTGTCCAATCTTCTGCAAGTAGCAGTCTATTTTGTCTGTCGGTTGATGACATTGATTATCCTTCTATAAGCTCTACTGTATTTATTACAAACGATAATACTAGTAGTTAATTGTGTCACACCAATCCAACATTTTTATCAAATTGTAGCCTTAAACTTTCGCTAATATTATAATCTAAGTACATTAACGTACATTCAATTTGTAATCCTGATTCGAATTCAGTTACTTGTATTGCTGTAGCTCTAGTTCTAGGATCATAATTCACAATATTTGTTACATTTGTTGTAATGGCGTCTTTAAGTTCTGTAGTTAAAGGTTCAAACAATGCGTCCCATATAATACAACCAAACGTTGGGTCCGATAGTTTTTCTCCTTGTCGAATATTAAGGTGATTAAGTAGATTTTGCTTAATTAATGAAATATCAAACTGCTGGAACGTGTTGTTCTCTGGATTGACTGTGCTGAATCCCCTATAGGCTTTTTGCTTAATAGGTGGGGCTTTTTCTCTTTTAGGAGTTACTTTAATTGTTTTGTATAAATCTTGCGCCATAATAATATTTACCTATTCTAAGGACCAGCAAAAACTGTATCGCTTCCTGTTGAAACACTTGTACAAGCTGTTATAGCATCTCCTACTCGTCCTACTCCTTTACCATTAGCAAATACTTCCGTACTGCCTGTTGTAATAGGCTTTGCATGTGTACCGCACGGTGCTGGTGGAACATCATGAGATGTGTTGTTATCGTCTTGTCGAGATACTCCTGTTCCGTTTACAAATACATCACCACTACACTCATCTCTTTTTGGTGTTGAGCAATGTGGAACATCTTCGTCAACGCTATCACCCCTACATACTGCCGGCACGTTCAATCTCCATTAATTTTTGTAATTTTGAATTCCATTGTTCTATTTCTTGGTGTTGTTCTTCAGTGTGCGGACCTTCAGGAATTTCAGGTCTAAACTTAATTACATGATCAAACTCATTAGGTATATCTTCAAAGTTATTAAATGTTTGAAGTTGTCCATCTATCATTATAACAAATTCATGCATTAAAATGGTCCTCCTGATGCAGGTGTATCTATTGTTGCGGATCCTTCACCAGTATCAATTGCTGTTGGTGGTGTCACATCAGCCAATGGTGTCAAATCACCATTTTTAATTTGTTGCCAAAGTCCTTTACCTATTTCAATTCTCTGTGGTGTCTTTGATCCTGGATTAGCGTAACCAACAGCATTTTGAAATTGTTTTCCTAGACTAGTAAAATTAGTATCGGTCCAAGTAATAAACCTTGCCTTTGGTCCTTTGGTCAAATAAGCAACTGCTAGTTTACAAGCAACTTTAGGATCATTTGCTAATTCTGGATTTTTGTAAATATCTACTCCAGCA